ATATGGATTTAGGATTAGAAGCCTTGAGTAAAATTACAGTTTTTAGCAAGTATGCAAAATTTATTCCTGAGCTAAACAGGAGAGAGACGTGGGATGAAATCATTAGTCGTTATGAGGCAATGATGATCAAGAAGTATCCTTATTTAGAGGAGTCAATCAAGGAGTCTATTCCAATGATTAGAGACAAGAAGATCTTGCCTTCTATGAGAGCACTACAATTTGCTGGTGCTGCTGCTGAAGTTAACAACGCACGTATCTACAACTGTTGTTATCTTCCTATTGATAGTTTACATAGTTTCTCTGAAAGTATGTTCTTATTATTAGGTGGTACAGGTGTAGGATATAGTGTACAACGTCATCACGTAGCTGAGCTACCAGCTATCAAGAAACCAGGTAAAGGTCGTACATATTTAGTTGAAGATTCTATTATGGGATGGGCTGATGCTGTAAAGGTGTTAATGAAAGCTTATCTTGAAGGATCATTCTTACCAAAATTTGACTATCGTGCTGTTCGTGAGAAAGGTGCACGTCTAGTTACAGCAGGTGGTAAAGCACCAGGACCAGAGCCATTGAAGTTATGTCTTACACATGTTCAGGCTATGTTAGATAGAAAGGCTGAAGGTGAGAAGTTATCCCCACTAGACTGTCATGATATCTTATGTCACATTGCTAACTCTGTACTTGCAGGTGGTATTCGTCGCTCAGCTATGATCTCTTTATTTGATCATGATGAGGAAGAGATGATTACATGTAAGTATGGTAATTGGTGGGAGATTAATGAGCAACGTGGACGTGCTAATAACTCTGCTGTATTAAAGCGTGGAGAAGTTACAGAAGAAGAGTTCTTTGCTCTATGGAAACGTATAGAAGCATCAGGAAGTGGAGAACCAGGATTGTATTGGAGTAATAACAAAGACTGGGGAACTAATCCATGTTGTGAGATTGCTCTACGTCCTTATCAGTTCTGTAACTTATGTGAGGTTAATGTGAGTGATATAGAAGACCAGTATGATCTTAACAATCGTGTAGGTGCTGCTGCATTCTTTGGTACATTACAAGCAGGCTTTACAGACTTTCATTACCTACGTCCTATCTGGGCTAAGACTACATCTAAGGATGCATTATTGGGTATTGGTATGACTGGTATTGGAAGTGGTGAGATCATGAAGTATGACTTAAAGATGGCAGCGAATATTGCTAAGAAGGTTAACCAAATGATTTCTGAAAGAACAGGTATCAATGAGGCAGCTCGTATTAGTTGTGTTAAACCTTCAGGTACTACATCTCTAGTGTTAGGAACTGCATCTGGTATCCATGCTTGGCATAATGATTATTATTTACGTACAATGCGTTTCAACAAGAACGAAGACATTGCACAGTATCTAATGACTAATCATCCAGAGTTAGTAGAAGATGATGTGTTACGCCCACAAGATACCATCTGTGTACGTATTCCTGTTAAGGCACCAGAGGATTCTATCCTTCGTACAGAAACAGCTCTTGATACATTAGAAAGAGTTAAACATTTCTCTACTGATTGGATCAATGCAGGACATGTACATGGTGATAATACACATAACGTAAGTGCTACCATCTCTATTAAAGAAGATGAGTGGAAGACTGTAGGTGATTGGATGTGGGAGAATCGTGAATTCTATAATGGTTTGTCTGTACTACCTTATTGGGGTGGTTCATACCAACAAGCTCCTTTCGAGGATATCACTAAAGAGAAATATAATTCACTTATTGGTGAATTAAAAGAGATCGATATCACTAAAATCAAAGAGATAGATGATACAGTTAACTTCAATGAATCAGTTGCCTGTGGTGGAGGTGCCTGCGAGCTTGTCTAAGGAGTTCTTAGCAAGTAGAGGATCCTGCTGTGGCAGTAAGTGCTTAAATTGTCCTTACACTCCTAAGTGGGTAAAGGGATCTAAAGATTAGTATTTAGATTGTGTAGAGTACAAATAGCTCAGGTGTTTTACACTTGGGCTATTTCTTTTTTAATGAATTATTTGTAACTTTATATAACAAAAAAATAAACGAAATGGCAAAAAAACAAACAGAAGCAGCTTCAGGTAAATCTAAGCTGGATGACGCATTAGATGCGCTCAACAAAAAGTATGGCGTGGGTACCATACTATCACTAGGTGATAAAAACCACAATGAATATGATCTTATTTCTACAGGATCTATTGCATTTGACCACATCGCTCTAGGTGTGGGAGGTTTCGTTAAAGGGAAACTTTATGAACTTGTAGGTTGGGAGGGTTCAGGTAAATCTACTATCTGTGGCCATGCTGTAGCCAACTGTCAATCTAATGGTGGTAAGGTGTTGTACATCGATGGCGAGCATGCTGTTGATCCTAACTACTTCACTGCTCTAGGTGTAGACATATCTAATATGTTAATTGCTCAGCCAACTTGTGGCGAGGAGGGTTTTCAAATTGCTATGGATATGATTAACACTGGAGAGATTGATCTTGTTATCATTGACTCAGATTCATCTTTAATTCCTAAGAAGGTTTTGGATGGCGAGGTTGGTGATAGTTCTATTGGTAGAAAGGCTAAGCTTAACAGTGATGTCTATCCTAAACTAAAAGGTATCCTATCTAAGCACCAGACATGTGTTATTGTCGTAAGTCAATATCGTGAGAAGATTGGTGTAATGTTTGGTGATCCTCGTACAACTCAAGGTGGCCATGCATTAAAGTTCTATAGTGATGTACGAGTAGAAGTTAGTAAGACTCTTGCTAAGGAAGGTACAGAAGCTTATGGTAATCTAACTAAGATTAAGACTATCAAGAACAAGATGGCTCCTCCTTTCAAGGGTGTAGAGTTTGAGATCTTGTTTGGCGTAGGTATTGATCGTATGCTAGAGATTATGGACATGGCTAGTGACCTTGGAATACTACGTAAGTATGGTAAGACTATCACATACAATGAGATCAAGTATGAGCTTGACGAGTTTAGAGCTTTATTAACAGACAATGAAGAATTCTTTGACAAGCTACGTCAGGATATTGTAGATAAAATTAATAACGTAAACGAAATAAACGAAACAGAAGATGAAGATACACTTCAAGAAGTTAGTGCAGGAAGCACAGAAGCCTAAGTTTGGTAAACCAGGAGATGCAGGTGCAGATCTTGTAGCTACAGTTGCTTGGGCAACAGAGTCTCAAATAGTATATGGTACAGGACTTGCTGTAGAGATACCAGAAGGAATGGTGGGACTTGTGTTCCCACGTTCCTCTGTACGTAACTACGCACTAAGTATGGCTAACTCTGTAGGTGTAATAGATAGTGGATATAGAGGTGAGATAATGGTAACATTTAATATTAAAACTAACCACAATAGTAGAGAACTGTATAAAATAGGTGATCGTATTGCTCAGCTAGTAATCATACCAGTACCATTAGCAAAATATGTAGAAGTAGACGAATTATCAGAAACAGAAAGAGGAATAGAAGGACATGGCAGCACAGGAAAATGATCCATATGGAGCACGTAAAATTATGAAAGAGATACAAGATAGGGAAATGGTCAATCATCCTGATCATTATCAGGGTAGTGGTGGTATGGAAGTTATAGATATCATTGAGAACTATGACTTAGGATTCTCTTTAGGTAATGCTATTAAGTATATACTTAGATCTAATAAGAAGGGTAGCGCTAAGCAAGACCTTAAGAAGGCCATGTGGTATATAAATAGAGAGATAAGCAACCTAGTAGAAGAAGATTGTGAAGACTTGTAGTGTAGAAAACTGTAGTAAGCCTGTATGGAGTAAGGGTTTATGTTTGAGTCACATCAAGCGTAAACCCATAACTCCTAAACGAGATGGACTGATAGCAGCTAAGCGTGACATGTTTGTGCAGAAGACTAAGATAGAGACAATGAGAAACTTGTTCTTAGAAATCTGGAAAGAACGCAAGCATTACTCAGAAGTGAGTGGAGATTATCTAGGAGGTGAAGCATTATCAACATTCTTTCATCACATCCTTCCTAAGAGTAAATATCCTGAACTACAATATGATAAATCTAATATTATTTTATTAACTTTGGATGAGCATACTGATGTAGAATCATGTATGTATAAATTTGAAGAAGTTAACAGAAGACGTATTGAACTTTTAAATAAAATAAACCAATGACAAATCAATTTTTCTACACTCGTAAAGAGGGTGACAAAGAGTTTACAGACTCTTTCAATGTAAACAAAGTAATTCGCAGTATTGCATTTGATGATGAGCTAGTAGTATTACTAGATGATATCCATGAGCGTGTTGAAGAGGTTCCTACACTTAATCCTAAGACTAATAAGGTGATAGGTGTACAACGTAAGCGTGACATCTTCCAATCAGATATTCATTTGAAAGGTGATGACATTATAAGATTTAAAAAACTAACAAATATTGAAGCATAATGGCAGATTTTAAAAAATTACTAGGAAATAGAATCCTTTTAGACCTTCCTAAGAAAGACGAAGGTAAACTTATTGTGGACGAGAACACAAAAGAAGCTCTTGAAAGAGAGATGATGCAGAAACTTAATAAGCTTACAGTACATGCTGTAGGTGATCTTGTTACTAGCATTAAGATAGGTGATAAGATCTTAGTTGATCCAGGAGCATTAGGTAAAGCCCCAGTGATTCCTATTGGTGATGAGAATAAGTTATTAGTTACACCATTTGATGTGATTTTAGTTTGGTAATATGGAACTACCTTTCATTTCATGTAAGTGTATAACTTATGGTAGAGTGTCCACGCTTGAGGAGAGTGTAGAATCTTTCCTCAAGCAGGACTATCCTGCTGACAAGTGTGAGCTTATCATAGTTAATGATTATCCTTTACAAACTCTTGTATTTGATCATCCACAAGTTAAGATAGTTAACCTAGACAAAACTTTTGATACCATAGGAGAAAAAGAAAACTATGCAACAGAAATGTGTCAAGGAGAAATTATATGTCAATGGGATGATGATGATGTAGCCCTACCAAATCATTTACAGAATGTAGTTAAATACATGACTGATGATGTAAACATTATTCATTGGGAAGTAGGTGTACTATGTCATATTACAGGTATTGAACAAGTTGGTTGGATAGGTAACTCTGGTATTGTTTTTAGAAAGTCAGCTTGGAAAGCTATAGGAGGGCATCCTCTTGAGAATGCTGGATATGATATGACTTTTATTGAAAACATCAATGCTTATGGGGGAAGGCTGTTTGCTAAGCCACCTAAAGAAGAAGCTAGTTGGTTCTATATGTGGGGTGGTAGAGGATATCATATGAGTGGTGAGGGTACAGATCATTCTGGAAAACTCAACGCTATACAAAGACATAGTGCTCATATAGAAAGAGAAAGACTCAAAGGAAATGTTCCTGTAGGCAAAGTTACACTTAATCCTCATTGGGATAAAGACTATCCACAAATGTTAAAAGATTTCATCAATGCAAATAAATAAAATAAGTATTGACTCTACACATGCTAATACAGATTTGTGTAAACTTGCTGTTAAGTATCCTACAGATAAATGTCCTTATCATAATGAGTCTCACTTACATAGACATGCTTATACATCTATATATAACCTATTGTTCTCGCAACTTCGTTATAAGGAAATTACAATAGGTGAAGTAGGTATATTAGATAATAACTCTATGTTATGTTGGAGAGAATACTTTCCTAATGCAGCTTTATTTGGGTATGAATATCATGATGATAAATTGCAAAAAGGAATACGTGATAATCTGAGAAATGCTACATACATTCATATAGATGTTACTAATGAAGAATCTATTAAGAGCGTATTTAACAAGAATGATTTCTTTGATATAATCATAGAAGACTCTACACATGTATTTGAGGATCAGATTAGATTTTTAAACGTAGCATATAAGTGTGTCAAACCAGGAGGTATAATTGTCATTGAAGACATTTTCCTTAAGGAAGATGAGAATAGATATATAGAAGCTATAGATGGTATTAAAGAATACTTTTCATCAGCTACATTTATTATGGCTGATCATGAGTTAAAGTTTTCTCCAGGTTGGGATAATGATAAGTTATTGGTGTTACATAGAAATGATAAAGAATGTTCTTAAATATTATCACCCCTTGTAGTAGACCAGAGTTTTTAGATGCTGTTTCAAAAAGCATCAATATCCCTAAAGATAACTACAGGTGGATTGTTGTTTTTGATTCAGAGACTATTCCAGAAAACATTCCAGAGTGTGAAGCTTATTGCATTAAAGATGTAAATAGTGTGTGTGGAAATGCACAAAGAAACTTAGGAATTGATTTAGTAACAGAAGGTTGGATATACTTTAATGATGATGATACAACTATGCATCCAGACTTATGGGATAATATCAAAGATTTAGATAATGACTTTATATCATTTGATCAAGTATGGACCAGTGGTGTACATAGATTGTATGGAAACATAGTTAAATTAAGCTATGTAGATAGTCATAACTTTATTTTACATACATCATTAGTAGGTAATGAAAGATTTGTTTTAAGTAGAAGAGATGCAGATGGTATATTTGCTGAAAACTGTTATAATAAAGCAAAGAACAAATATTACATTAATAAAGTGCTATCTACCTATAATTCACTACAACCATAAAAGAAAAAGGGAGCCAAATGGTTCCCTTTTTACTTAACCCAAAATCACAAATTTAATCGAAACGAACAAAAATCTATTTAGAAAGTCTTTTTTGTTTTAAAGGCCACATCTTACTCTTAAGACGTGATGGCGTATCAGCTTCCTTCATATAGTTAGCATCAACTGGTTTAGGAGGTGCCACCTTAGGAGCCTTTGCAGGTTTGTGCATCTTAAGCACAGGTTTTTTTTTCTTCATATTCTTCCATTAAAGCATCTATCAAATAATCAATATTATTTAAAATCTTCATTCTTAATCCATAAGCAGCGTCATCACAATTTTGTATGTTTTCCATAACATCCATCATTGTGTCGAGTAACTCTTTTGCTCCTGAATTACTTGCAGCCATATTTACATTTCTTCATAGCACCACCTTTTTTCATCATAGGAGTGTCCATCATGCTTGCACCCATCATTGCTTTCTTAGGAGCTTTTCCAGCTTTCTTCATAGCAATAGCAATGGCAGCTTGTTTAGCCATCTTACCACCCATTTTCATCATAGACTTACCTTTAGTAGCACCTGCAATACGATCAGCAGCTGTAGGATTAGGGTTCTTATCGATACCAGCTTTTACTGATAACATACCAAACTCTGTACCATTTTTAGCTTTCTTCATCGCACCACCCATTTTCATTTTAGGACCAAGTTTACCTTCTTTATTAAGTTTATCCATAAATTTACCAGCATCTTTACCTGTTTTAGGAACTGTGCCAGCTTTACGCATACGCATAGTCTCATTTAATGCATCAGCAAGATCTCCTGATTCAGAAATCATTTTTCCTTTTTTAGGTTTGGTTTGCATACCCATTGCTGCTTTTTTCATAATCTTTTTCATTGTTATTTCTTTTTAGTTTGAGCTTTAATTTTTTTCTCCTGCTTTAACATAGCAGCTGTAGGTTTCTTACCTGAGCCTTTGTTAGCACGAATATTGTCCCATAAACCACGTTGTGATGTAGAACCATCAGCACGTTTAATCATTCCACCCATCTTCTTCTTAGGAGCATACATTTTCTCATACTCTGAAAGGGTTCCTTTCAAAGAAGTCTTAGCTAATTTATCAGAAGGAATAGATTTAAGTCTATCTTTAATAGCAGATGAACTAAGTTGCGCTTTAGCACTAGCAATAGCTTGTTGTTCTCGTTGATACTGTCTTACAGCATCACCATCCTGCGCTTTCTTTAATACTTTCTTTGCCATGTTAACACTTCCACTTTCGTAGAGATTTATTGATACGTGAATTAGGATCGTTTGCTGTTTTAGCAGACGTTAGTTTCTTTTTCATGCCTGACATCCTAGCACAGAATGATTTCTTGCGAGGACCACCTTCAGGTTGTGGAGCTTTAAGACCAGGTTTACCTGGGTTAGCTCTGTTGTAGGACGCCCTACCTTTTGCATTTAGGCCACCAGAAGGATTCTTACCTTCCTTTCTTTGCCATGCTTCGCTTTTTGCCATAGTCAGGATTGTCTTTGTGCCACTTCTTAACTGAAGCAACACCTTGTTTAACAGTTTTAGCTCTAGATTTAGCAGTGAGATTAATCTTATCCCATTTGCCTGCTGGTATTCCAGCTGTATGATCTACAACGATGTCTCCCTTATCACCTATACCCTTATCAGTTTTCTTTTTGAAAACTTTATGAGTTTGACCACCAGCTTTAACAATAGCTTTATTTGCCATTATCTTTTCTTAATAGGTTGAACTTTAGATAGATCTTTCTTAACCTTAGTCATCCACATCTTTTCTTTCTTAGGCTTCATGGCTTTCTTAACCTTGCTGAAAGCATCTAGTTTAGTAGTCTTTCTCATTATTTCTTAACGCAGTTATTAACTGTTCTACCACCTTTCTTCTTGGTACCTTTCTTCACATAGCCAGTCCAGCAGCTTATCTTGCCACCATTCTTTAATGATGTTCCATCTTTCTTTATAAGATGACCATTAGGTACAGGTGTAATAGCTCCTTTAATTGCTGGAATGCTATCACCATTTCTAAGGACGCCCTTTCCTACATAAGCTGTAGCCTTCTGTGGATTATACACTTTTGTTTTAGGAATTCTAGCCATTTACAAAATTTAAAAAACTTGTTGTAAGAGATGTCCAAGTTGATCCAGTTCTCACTTCTAATGAATTAATATCAATAAATGCAGA